TTCACAATGAATTAAGGGAGAGGTGCAAGCCTCTCCTTTTTTATTTATCTTTGTAAAAAAATCAACAGCCAATGTGCTACGAAAAACTTCTTGGCCTTCAAGGGTGCGACAGACCAGAGCCAACGACAGGCCTCTACATTGACGACCTCGGCATTAATCAGACATTACTCGGGCAGCTAATTACTGACCAATACAATAGCGGTGTTGAGCTCTTTGAAGCAAAGCGAGCATTCGCTTGGCGTAAGATGTCGACTGATATCTTAAGCCGATTAAATCCAATGATGAAGGCGGACACGGTTGTGGAGTCAAAGCGCATCGGACAAGTGGTAACCAACTCAAGCAATGTTGACTTGGCACTTGGTGCAGGAAAGTATGCAGGCATCAGAGTGACAATCGACCCGAACACTGCAAGCTTCTTGAACTTCTACTTATCGAACTTTCAGATTGACATCTACACAATGCAAACGCCAGTGGAGATATTTGTATACGACATGGCAACGCTAAAGCTGATTGATTCTTTCTTCTACCAATCGGAAGCAGTTGAGGAGTTCATCGGCAAGACCTTTAGAGCAAACCGCCGCAAGATGGATCTCGCATTTGTTTATGAGTCATTGTACGACACAACAAGGATGGTTCCTAAGAGGGGCAGCTGCACTGATTGCGGAGGTAACTTAAGAGCGGTTCACGTTTGCCCATTTGTTGATGCCATCGGAATTGAATTGACAACGGACGGCACTAACGTGCTATCATCAAAATCTAAGAAGTACACGCAAGGGATGTCGATGGTTTATAATGTGAACTGCGACAGAGAAGCTTGGCTGTGCAGCATAGGTGGATTGATGGCGATGCCGCTTGCTTATGCAACGGCGGTTGAGATTTATAACTATGGCTTAACAATCAGCCCTAACCAAAGAGTGAATACAACAGTTAGCGTGAACACTGGCTTCGCAACTTCCGACCCTAACGATGGAATGATTGCAGGACGAGACATTGCAGCAACGAGATACAGCGAAGAGCTCACGGCCATGTTGCAGAACATGAGAATGCCTGACGACAATACGTGCTTTGATTGCCGCCGCAACATGAAGTATGTAACTGCTCTACCTTAATGGCTACGCCCAAGGAGATAAGTGATCGCATCAATGGGCTGTTCTCCGAATGGAGTTCCGGCTTTACGCCTTTGTCGGCAGCAGTGCTCGATATGCGAAGGGAGATGTTTATCAGAATCTTTGGAACAGGCACAAGCGGTGGAACTAATTCGGCAGGACAGACATTGCCGACTAAGCCATACACGCCTGCATACGCTAAAATAAAACAAGCAAATGGCCGTCCTCCATTGGAGCTGACAGGATTCCTCAAGAGATCGTTTGCAACAGACCAAGGCTCAGTTTTTAGCGAAGGCTTTGGAGTTGCAATCTACATCCAAGCAGATGAATCTGGAAAGGCGGCAGGATTGCAAAAATTATACGGCCCAATCTTCCAACCTACAAAAGAGGAGCAAGATAGAATGCTTCAGCTACATGCAGAACTACTTGTTGAGGAAATATCAAATCAGATAAGCAAACCATGAATCTACTTAAGACCATTATCGAGCGGCTCAACCAACGTGTTGAGGTAGCAAATATCTTTGACAAGCAGTTCGGCCTTTGCGAGCTTAATGCAAACGGCAACGAAAAGGCTTGGGTTCATTACATCGGCAATGGTCAGGCGGAGGTAGTTACCAACTTCGATGCAAAGCAGGGCACATTGTTCTGGGCAAAGCGTGGCAAGGTAACGGTTGTCAAGACCGATGCCTACAAGATGAGTGGGTGCAAGCAGTTGTACGTGACCTCTTTTCCGCTAACTGCTTATGCTGTTGTGCGCAAGAGCCATCTGCCATGCGATGGAGATGATGCACAGGACTGGCTTGCATCGAGAATATACAAGCTGACTTCTGGCACTGATTCACAATTCAAGCAGAGCATAGGTGTTATCAACTACGAGGTGATTCCAAGTGGCTACATCAATGAGATTAAAAGCCTAACGGCAAACTACGAATTTGCTTGTGTGACTGTCGACTTTGATGTGCAAGTGATCACAACCACAGAGGATGGCTGCTACGACATTTGTGCAACAGGCGACATTCCGCTTCCAGACTTCCAACCTTGCACACCATGCTTGACGGAAGTTGCTGTTGATGGGGTGACAATCACCGGCAACGGAACTCCTGCGGATCCATTGGTGGCAGTTGGTGGCGAAGGTGGTGCGATAGCAGTGGAGGATGAAGGCGTTGAGGTGACTCCGATTGCAACGACATTAAACTTTACAGGCGAAGGAGTAACGGCATCACTGACATCGCCTGGAGTGGTTGAGGTAAATATACCAGGCGGAAGTGGTGGCGGAGTTGCATCGGTAACAGGCACAGGACCCATCGCATCGAGCGGCGGAGCAAACCCAGACATCAGCATCAGCCAAGCAGATGGCAGCACTGACGGATACTTGAGCTTATTAGATTGGAATACATTCGATGGCAAGTTCGATGTGCCAACAGGCACAAACACGGACTACCTTGATGGCACAGGAACACCGACTGCATTCCCTGCAATACCAACAGGCACTGTTACCTCTGTCGACCTTACGATGCCTGCTGCATTCTCTGTCACTGGCAACCCAGTAACATCGAGCGGAACATTAGCGGTTGCAGCGGCAGGAGTTGCAACGCAGTATATCAGAGGCGATGGGCAGCTTGCAAACTTTCCGACATCAACGGGAGGTGGCGCATCAGTTAGCTACTACCTCAACGGCTCAGTAAGTCAAGGTACATTTGGCGGTGTGGCAATGCGTGAGATTAACAAAGTGCCAATCATTGGAGCAGGAACAGATTTCACTATCAATGCAGATGGCTATATTCAGTCATTCATAACCGATGCCAACGATCCAAATCAGTTGGAGATTCCGGCAGGTAATTGGAACTTTGAAACTTACTTCAGCGCATCAAGCAACGGAGGTAATCCAAGATTCTACATTGAACTTTATAAGTGGGATGGGGCAGCATTGACATTGATTGCATCAAACTCAGCAACACCTGAGAATATTACAGGAGGCACAACGATTGATTTATACTTAACTGCATTGGCAGTACCACAGACAACACTTGCTACAACAGACAGACTTGCAGTGCGATTTTATGTGATACATAGTGGGCGCACAATAACGATGCACACAGAGGATAATCACTTGAGTCAGATTATTACCACCTTCTCCACTGGCTTGACTTCGCTTAATGGACTGACTGCTCAGACTCAGCTGCTCGCAGTTGGAACGGCAGGCACTGACTTCGCGATATCATCCACAACTGCGACTCATACCTTTAACCTACCAACTGCATCAGCATCCAACAGAGGAGCATTAAGTGTTGCTGACTTCAACACATTTACAGCCAAGCAGGATGCACTTGTAAGCGGCACAAACATCAAGACCATCAACTCGACATCATTGCTTGGCAGTGGCAACTTTGCCACTCCATTCGAGCTTGTTGTTGCTGCATCAGATGAGACTACTGCGTTAACTACCGGAGCAGCGAAGATAACTTTCAGAATGCCAAGGGCTGTGACATTAACAGCAGTAAGAGCATCGCTAACAACTGCTCAAGCAAGTGGTAGCATCTTCACAGTTGACATCAATGAAGGCGGAACAAGCATCTTAAGCACTAAGCTGACAATCGACAACACCGAAAAGACAAGCACAACGGCTGCCACTCCTCCAGTGATCAGCGATAATGCTCTTGCAGATGATGCAGAGATTACCATCGACATTGACCAAATTGGTAATGGAAGTGCGAAAGGATTAAAGATAATGTTAATCGGAACATACGCATGAGTTTCTTAGTCAATCCATATTCTTATTCTACTGGATGCGGTGATGCAGATGCAGTTGCATTCTTAGCAGCGGCAGGAATCACAGATGCAACTATCACATCAGCTGTTTGCACATTGGTGACAAACATGAAAATAAATGGAACTTGGTCGAATTGTAGTGCGATTTATCCTTTTGTGGGTGGAACAGCTACAACACATAAGTTTAACCTTAAGAATCCTGCTGATACAAATGCTGCATTCCGCTTATTATTCTCAGGTGGATGGACTCATTCTGCAAATGGAATTTTAGGTAACGCATTAAATACATTTGCTAATACATTCTATAATACAAATCCAATTGCATCAGGGCATTTATCAATTTATTCAAGAAGCAATTTAGCAACTGCACAATCGGTAGACTTAGGTGCTGGAAGTATAGCAGCAGATAGATATTATATAACTGCTGGATTGACAAATACAAATTCACCAACTGCTGGATTTGGAAATCCTGCTGTAGCATCAACTGGCTCTGCATTAGGATTTTTTACTGGAACAATTATAAGCAATACATCAAGATTGTTTAAAAATGGAATTCAATTAAATACATCTGCTGTTCTTATAAGCACTAACATTTCGACACTTAACATTGGTAGAATGGGAGGTGCAAATTCTTTATACACAAATAGACAATTAGCTTTTGCAACTATCGGAAGCGGATTGACACCTTCTGAAGTAGCATCAATGTACACCGATGTTCAAGCGTTTCAAACAACCTTATCTCGTCAAGTATAATGGAAGTTCACCTACTCACAGAAGAACAAGCAGGATGGCTCGATGGTGTCGAGTTTGTTGCTGATAATTACTTCAACCCAATCCAAGATTCAGATGGCAACTGGATAATATCAATCGAAGAGGTCGAGCAGTCGTCACTCGATTGGGTTAAATTCTTACCTTTGATAACCTACAACCCAAAACTAACAACATGGCAGGAGTAAAAATTACCGACTTAGAACTACTAACTACACCAGTAGCGAGTGACGATTTGCTTTACATCGTTGATGTTAGCGATACATCCGAAAGTCCGCAAGGCACAAGCAAGAAGATTGAGGTGGGGAATCTTGCATTAATTGAAAGTGGAACATGGACACCAGTAATTACAACAAGTTATCAATCATCAGTATTGTTTAAAGCGTTATATACTAAATTAGGGGATTGTGTTAATTTCAGCATAAATTTTAGTTTAACTAATGTTGCAAGTCCAATACTTTTCGGAGATACATTTTTTACACCTCCTACTGGATTAACTCCTACAACCAATTTTCTTGGTTCAATGTCATTTAAAACTAATGTATCAAATTGCAACTCAAATGCAACATCTTATACTGTTGGAACAGATGGAACAAGTATTGTTCATTCAATGATTAATAGTTCAGCTTTAACTGGATATAACATCATCATTCAAGGCACTTACCTAATCGCATAAAATCATGGCAGGAGTAAAGATAACCGACTTAACACCACTTGCTACGGCAGCCAGTGGAGACCTATTATATATCGTTGATATATCCGACACAACGGAATCCCCTCAAGGTACATCGAAGAGCATTGAGGTGGGGAATTTGGCTGCTAATGCAAGTGCTGCATTTGCACCTACTTTAAGTAGTTTAACAGATGCAATTGTATCAACTGGAGGACCAGATGGAATGTATTCAAAAAATGGGAATGTAGTAACATTAACATTTTTTTTAAATATTGAATTAGATTTTACAATTGCTTTAACTGGCACTTTAAATTTTACTTTGCCATTTGCAATTGGTACTGGTACTGGATATGGAGTCGGAGTTGTAGATACTGAAGAAAATATTAATGTTACAATTTCTGGCAATGTTTTAAAAGTTAATACTGATAATTCATCATTAGTTTTAGGCTTGACTCCAGTATATTGTACTATGCAATATATTATCATCTAATGAAAACCTCTGACAACGGCCTGCGCCTCATACAGGAATTTGAGGGCTTGCGCTTGACCAGTTACCTATGCAGTGCATCAGTGCCCACAATTGGCTACGGCGCGACCTACTATGCAGATGGCAGCAAGGTAAAACTCGGGCAGACAATCACTAATGCTCAAGCTGGGCAACTTCTTAAGGATCATGTTAAGGAGTTTGAGGCAAGTGTTATTGGATTGCTTAACACAACCAAGGTCAATCAGAATCAGTTTGATGCTCTTGTAAGTTTTGCATTCAACCTCGGTGCTGCAAACCTTGCAAAGTCTCAGCTGTTGCGGTTTATCAAAGCCAACCCAAACGACCCGAAGATTGCAGCTGAGTTCGCAAAGTGGAACAGGGCAGGCGGCGAGGTTTCAACTGGGCTTGTAAGAAGAAGAAAAAAAGAGGCGCAACTATACTTTACAAAAATCGTTTGACAATTATGGCCGCAAGAAGAGTCAATAAGCCCAGGCAAGTGCTCGATATTTTTATCAAGTATTGGAGGCCGACAATTGGCTCATTGGTGATTCTCTCAAGTGTGTTTGCGCTTATCTTTAAGCAGATAACCACAGAGACTCTTGCAGCTATTGTGGCCGCAATGGTGGCAGCAGGTTATATCCCTAAAGCAAACGACAATGGATGAAGGAAGAGACTCAACGTATACTACAATTGACGAGGGCTGCGTAGTGGGCATTGGGTGCAAAGTCCATACTCATCATCACACAATTCATATTGAGCCGCAGATCGTTTACCAATCGATGGTGAAATTCACTATCTTTGGCAAGCAATATTGCACTAATCAGTGGGGGCAAACTTACGAGCTTCCTGCCGATGAGCCAATACCA